CGCCGACTTCTCGACGTAGTCCTCGCCGTACGCCTGGACGTAGAGGTCGTGGAGCTTCTGCGCGCCCTCGTTGATCCACTGGTCGAGCGAATCGGCCGTGTCGGTGATGAACTGGCTGTTCACCATGTCTGCCAGCTCGCGCGCGCGAGCGCGGAGCTGGGTCAGCGTCACAGCGGCCATGGGCGATCCTTACGCGCCGTAGACGGGCTTGGCGGCGCTGTTGCGAACCGCGATGACGAAGTTGACGCGCGCGTTGGCGTTCGCGGCCTGATCGGTCGCGACGGCGGCGACGAGCAGCCGAACCTCGACCGAGGCCGCGACGGTCGGCGTCGAGGCGACGATCAACCCGATCTGGGGGACGAGGTCGATCGCGGCGGGGGCCTGGAGCGACGCGACCGCGGAGACGATGTCCGCGTACTTGTCGGTCAGGGTGATCTTGAAGAGGCCCGCGCTCGAGCGGGCGACGGTGTAGCCCAGACCTTTGCGCTGCGTGGCGTCCAGCGCCGACGAGCCGTTCGGAGCGAACGAGCCCATGATCAGCACCATCCCACGCATCAGAGACTTGACAGGAACAACATCGCGAGCAGCCATGGAACCTCAGGGGGTGTTGCGCGGGAGCGAAATGCACCGCGTAGTTGCTTCAGCCGGCGGCTCAGGCAGGTTCGAGGATTTCCGGTCCTCAGCCTGAGCCGCCGAAGCAGCAACTACGCCGGCATCACGACGTTCGCGTTGTAGCCGGGCGCGGTGCAGCCCAGCTGCGCGAAGTAGCCGATGCGCGCCTCCCACGAGTCCGCGTTGTACACGCGGGAGAGCTTGTTGCCGTCGCGGTCGAAGATGCGGGGGGCCTTCTTCAGCGAGAACAGCTTCCAGGTGTCCATCTGGAGGCTGTAGCAGAGGCCGGAATCGCAGTCCTGGTCCGCGTACATCGTGGCCACGCCCTTCGGCCCGATGATCTTGATCCCGGTGAAGCCGATGTTCCCGACCGAGGCCATCTCGTACTCGACCTTCGAGCCGATGCTGATCTCGACGCCGCGGAAGTCCTTGTAGTTGGTGAACATGTGCGTCGGCCGCCCGCCCTCGCGCGCCTGCTTCGAGAGGATGGTGACCGCCGCCTCTTCGGGGTTCAGGCCCGAGCAGTCGATCCGCATGCCGCCCAGACGGGTCACGTCCGGGGTGCGGTCGAGGCCGAAGAACGCGGTGGCGGTCGGCGCGGTGCGCGGGATCCAGCCGGGCAGGCCCGTCACCTTCAGCGCGGTGCCGCCGTTCTGCGCGTCGCCTTCGACCTGCAGGTAGTCGTCGTTCGCCAGCGCGGCGATCAGGGTCGTGTCGGCGGTCAGCGTGCCGAGGTCACGATCGACGCCCGTGATCAGCGTGGCCGCCGAGCTGTTCCGGGTCGCGCCCGTGTCCGTCGCCGAGGCGGTCAGCTTCATCCCGACCTCGAACTTCGCGACGTCGTCGATGTTCTTCAGCGTGATGACGGTCGTGGTGAACGAGCCGACGCGGCCGATCGAGCCCGAGCCCGTGCCGTACAGCGCGGTCGCGAGCGAGCGGGAGATGTTGCTGAAGCCCGACTCCAGTTCGGTGTCCAGCGCCGCGATCAGCGCGCCCTTGTCGTTCTCCGACGCCTCGATCGCCTCGGAGTCCAGCTGGCAGATCTGGTAGTCCTTGACGCGGGTCAGCGTCACCTTCGCCGAGGCGAAGTTGCCGACGTTCGCCTGGGCCTTGGTGAAGCTGGCCGACCGGCCCTGCGAGTCCGCGTACCGGAACGCGAGCACGAGGTTCGCGCCGTAGAAGTCCTCGCGCTTCGGGATCATCGCGTAGAGCGGGTGATCCTTGTACACGAGGTTGTCGACCCGCTCCTGCGGCCAGAGGGTCTTGAGGATTGCGGCGGTGTTGGTGGTCGTGACGCCCATGATGGAAGAGCCTTTTCAGGCCCTCCCGCGGGAGCGACCTGTGGTTATTCGTCGAGGTTCTTGAGCATCTCGACCGCTTGGCGGCGAAGATCCTCAGGGTCGACGGAGGTGGAGCCGACACCGCGAGGTGCGGTGGCGTGCGAGGTGGAAAGGGTTTTCGACTTCTTGACCACTTCGCTCGCGGTCGGCTCAACAGCGCTCTTCGTACCAGCGGGGCCAGCATCCCCCGCAGCGCGGGCGGCTGTCAAGCCCCTCCGCTTCAGACGCTTCTGCAGCGCCTTTTCTTCCCGCTCCTCGACGGCCTCGGCCGCCATCTGGATGCTCTCCTCGAGCGTGTCGCCCGGAGGGGCGCCCGTCTCCTTCGTGAAGCGGATCATCTCCTCGACGACGTCCTTCGCGAGGTCGGGATCGCCCGCGATGTTCGGGAACTTCTCCGCCGCGGTCTTGACGAAGTCGTTCACCGCGCCGCGGAGCACCTGATCGCCCTCCTTCAGCTTCCGCTGGCGGGACTCCTCGCGGAGCTGCTGCAGCTCGGCCCGGATCTCTTCGAGGCTGTCGGCCGGCGGAGGCGTCGCATCGTCCTCGTCGTCCGGCGCCGCGCCCTTCTCGAGCTGCTGCTTCACGAAGCCGCTGTACTTCACGCCCAGCGCCGCGAGCACGCCCAGGCCGTCGTTGGCCGCGGCGAGGCGCTCGACCGTCTCGAGCTTCGACATCCGGCCTTCGGCCGCCTTGAGCTTCTCCTCGCGCGCACGCAGCTCTTTCTTCTCGCGCGCGAGCTTCTCGAAGCTGTTCTTCAGCGGATCGGGAAGCCCCTTCTTCTCCTCCTTGGGCTTCTCTTCCTCCTTCGGCTCGTCGTCGGGCTTCTTCTCTTCCTGCGGCTCCTCGTCGACCTGCGCGTCGGGGTCTTCCTCGACGGGCGGGGCCTTCTTCACCGGCTCCTTGTCGCCCTCTTCGACGGGAGCGGTGCTGTCGTCGATGACGCTCGTTTCGAGCATCTTCAGCGCAGCGGCCTTCGCCTCCTCCGCGGTGTTCTGCATCGCGGCGGGGTTGGACGGCGGGGCGGGGGTCGTGGTCTTCGTTGCGATCGGCATTCGGTGCGGCTCCTTGGGGCTACGCCGCGATCAGCGGCGGGACGGCGGGTTGTACGGGCACGTTCACGTTCTGGGTCATGTCGCCCATCGGGCCGCCCGCGGGCGCGGGGGCTCCGGGCGCGGCCGGCGCTGCACCGGGGGCGGGAGCGGCCGCCGCAGCCTTCGCAGCCAGCTGCATCGCGCTCGCCTCGTCGATCATCCGCCGCAGCATCTCGAGCCGCTCTTCCTCGGCGCCGTGGTGCTTGGCGTAGAGGAGCGACGCGAGCGCCATCGACATCAGCAGGTCGAGGTTCTGGTACTTGTCGGGCGGCTCGTAGCGCGGCTTCACCTCGTCGAGGATGTAGCCGATGACGCAGGCGACGTCGTCCATCGCCGCGTTGCCGAGATCGGACTCCGCCTTGATATCGGGGAAGTCCATCAGCTTCTTGAACGTCGCGAGGTCGATGACCCCGTCCTGGTACATCTCCTTCACCTTCTGGTAGCGCGCGCCGGGGTGCGCCGGCAGCGAGCTGACCGGGAACATCTGCAGGATGAAGTCGTCCCGCTTCATGTCGATGTCCTTCCAGTCGATGTCGACGATGAAGCGCTTGTTCGGGAGGCGGACCTTGTAGCCCGAGCCCATGTCCTTCTGAACGAGCGCGATCGCGATCTCCGCGACGTTCAGGAAGTTCTGATCCCAGTCCTGCGAGAGCAGTGCGAAGCGCTCCGACTCGATGTCGGTGAATTCGCGGATCGCGACCTGCGCGTCGAGGCCGCTCGGCTTCTTCATCGAGGCCGAGAGCTGCGAAACCCCGACTTCCTGGAAGGCCTGCTGAATCAGGTCCTTCAGGTACATGAATTCCTCGGTCGCGACGGCGTTCGAGGAGTCGATCTGCGGAGGGAGCCCGAGGTACTCGACGATGTCGGCGATGCCGTTCGTCAGGTGCGACGGGAGCACCTTCGAGCCCTTCTGCACGAAGATACGACCCTTGCCCTTGCGGCGAATTTGCTCGTCGATCGACTTCACCGTGCGGTTGATCGACACCTGGATGCCCGTCAGGGCCTCGGCGACGCCCTTGCCCCAGAAGCCGAGCATCCGCTTCGAGAAGCGCATGAACGCGAACGGGAAGAACGGGTGATCCCAGTCCTCGCTCAGCAGCTCGCAGCCCTTGATCGCGATGACGTGCTTGCCGTCCTTCGCCTTCGACCCCGATTTGAGGTGCCAGCCCTCCCAGACCTCGATCTTGTCGTCGAAGCCGACCTCGGTCGAAGCGTCTTCGGGCGCGGTCGCGCCTTCGATCGCCTCGATGATCTCCTTCGTCTCGCCGAACTGCTCGATCAGAACGTCCTTCGAGATCAGGTGCCGCTGGAAGAGCTGCCGGGGCTTGCCGTTGCGCCCGTCGACGTCCTCGACGAAGAGGTCGTCGATGAAGACGTTCTCGATCTCGATGCGGTTCTCGTCGTTCAGGAAGATCTTCAGCGCACCAGTCCCGAAGACGAGCGCGCAGATGAACTGCATCGCGGCGACGGTGTAGATCTTCGCCTCGTAGAAGACGCCTTCGAGGAACGAGTTGAGCCGCTGGGCCTTCTGCTGCATCGACCAGGACCCGCCGGCCGTCTGGCAGCTCGGGCGCGGGCGCGACTTCGCGATCTTCGACGAAAGCGTGTCGATCGCGCTCGCGACGACGTTGATCGCGATCCGCGTCTGGCTGTTCTGCACCATCGTCGACGTGTACGTGCGCCCGCCGAAGCTCGAGAGGTCGTTGTTGCCGTACAGGCGCGCGTGCATCAGGTTCAGCATCGAGCGCTCGCTCTGCTGCTCCTTCAGCGCGTCGGCGGCCTTCACCATGGCGTTCGCGCGGTCTTCCGAGCCGTCGCACTTCCACCAGAGCCCGACGCGCGCGGCCTCCTCGCGCGCTTCCTGCTTCGCGTCGAGCCGGCGGGGCTTGCCCTTCTTCATCTTCGTGTGGTCAATCGTCATCGACGGGCCTTCGGAGCGTCGATGACGCTCCCATAAAGTTCTTCCTGCTGCTCAGCAGTCAGGCCGTCTGCACCTCGCGGGGCTCCTTCGAGCCGCTCTTCCACCGACTTCTTCCGTTCGGGCTCGTCCTTCATCGGTTCGACCGGCAGAAGCACCAACTCGACCGGCACGTCGCCGTCGGGAAGCGGACCCTTGAACGCCGTGACGCCCTTCGCGCGAAGATGGTCGATCAGAGCGTCGAGTTTCTTGAAATCACTCATCGAAATCCGCGTGCTCCGTCACGTCCCACCAGTCTTTCGGTGGGCTCTGGTTCAAATCCTCGTCCTCGAGCTTTTTCGCCTCCGCCGCGAGCCATTCTTCTGACCCGATCTTCGGCTTCGGCTTCTCTTCGACGTGGAAATAGTGCCACGCCGCCCGGTAGGAGTACAACCCCGCGTCGCAGCAGTGGTTCGGACACCGCGGATCCTCCCGCGGCAGCTCGTCGGGCTTGTCCTCCGGTGGCCAGTCGAGGTCGCGCGCGAGCGCTGCGATCTCCTCCGCGTACTCGGAGCCCTTCCGCAGCTTCACGAAGCCCTCGCGCAGGTCCTCGTTCAGCAATCGGACGTGCGCGGGCTTGTCGCCCTTCTTCGCCGGCTTGAAGATCTGGCCGGGGAAGCGCTTCATCGTCTCGTCGACGTACATCTTGCCGCCGCCCTGCGTGTCGGCGACCTTCTCGACGAAGTTGTAGCCCAGGCTTTCGAGGTCCTGGATCTCCTTCATCACCTCTTCGGTGCTCGCGCCGGGCTTCTTCCAACTGAAAGCCTCGAACAGCTCGCGGTGCTTCGGGTGCCACGCCCAGACGACGAGCGCCATGTCGTCCTTCGCCCCGAGGTCCCACCCGAGCGCGTGCTGCCAGCCGTGCCCGTACGGCACGACGTGCTCGAAAACGTTCCGCACGGGGTCGAAGGCGTAGAACAGCGCGCCCAGGTCGTTCACCCAGCGGCCCAGCCACTCGCGGATGTACGTCGGGTTGTCGTCGGTCCAGTTGCGCTTCCGCTTGAGGTCGGCCAGCTCCTCGCGCATGTGCGGGAGGTGCGGGTTGTCGAGCACGCTCCAGTGGTGCATCGACCAGCCCGCGCCGATGAGCTTGCTCTCGCCCTTGATTTTGATCGTGACGCCCTTGCTGACCCAGCGGCTCTTCACGTTCTCGTTGCCCGAGACGGCGTGCCAGTAGCCGGTGAGGATGGGACCGGGCGTGCCTTCGAGGCAGATCGTGCCCTTCAAGTCCATCGTGCACGGCTCGACGACCTCTTCGATGAGTTTCTGGAGGTACGGGCCGAACATCTGCGCCTCGAGGACGATCTCGAGGATCGTCTTGTCGCCGCGCTTCTTCTGGGCTTCCTTGTCCTTGTCAGCGCCGAGGAGACGGATCTCCGACCCGTTCTCGAACTTGATCGTCAGCTCCGTCTCGTTCGGCTTGATCTTGATCTGCTGGCGCGCGCAGAGCAGCTTCAGCGGCTCCCAGAGGAGCTGCTTCGCGCGCAGGCGCGAGATCGCCCAGATGCGGATGAGGCATCGGCTGTTCTCGAGCGCCACCTTCACGGAGTACCGCGGCCACATCTCCGTCTTGCCCGCGCGCCGCGTGCAGAGCGCGGCCTTGTTGCGCGACGGGTCCGCGATGAACGCGTTCTGCCGGTCGAAGCACTCGCCCAGGAGCTTCGAGACGATGACTGCGGCGGCTTCCTTCTGCCGCCGCCGCAGCTCGAATTCCTCCAGGATCAGGCGGTCGTCGACCTCCTGCATCGGCTACTCGGTCTTCGAGGCCAGCAGGGCAGCGATGCTCGTCGGCTTCGCGGGCGCGGCCGGCGGCGTCGGGACGGCGTCGGGAGGGTTCGCGGCGGTGTACTCCTCGACCAGCTTCCGCTGCTCGGGCGTCCACTCGACCTCGCTGATCTTCAGCAGCGCTTCGGCGCGTTCCTTCTTCGCCTGGACGCGCGCCTCGATCTCGTCGGGCTTCATCGGCCCGCGGCGAGCGACCACCTTGCCGTTGATCTTGACCATCCGCTCTTCGTCGTCCTTGACCGGCGTCGTATCGACCACGACCTTCGCGAGCGTCGGCGCGGGCGGGATGTTGACCTTCGGCAGCTGGTCGGATCCCTCGGGCGGGTTCTCGACGACGAGGACCGCCGGCTTCGGCTCGGGATCTCCCTCGAAGAGGTTCTCGATCTGGTCCTCGAAGGGTTCGAGGCGGTCGAGCCGCCCGAGCGGGATGACGAAGATGCGCGGAACGTTCGCCGGCAGCTTCCCGCGTCGACGCACGTACAGCGTCTCGCCCTCGAGCAGCATCTCCGCGTCCTTGTCGGACAGCGACGTCGATCCCGAGATGAGCGGGACCGACGCCTTCACGGCCTTGATCCGCAGCACTACTTCACCTCGGGCGCGGGCTCGGCGGGCGCGGCGGGGGCGTTCGCGGCCTCCTTGTCGGCGAGCATCTTCTCGACGGTCGCGACGATCGAGGCGTCCTTTTCCTCCTGCGCCGCGGCCTCCTCGTGCTTGCCGGCGTCGGCGAGCGCCTGGACGCGGTCGTGGACGTCGAGGGTCATGCCGACCTTGGCGTCGGCGGCGTGCTTGAGCAGCACCGCGCTCTCGTCGTCGGGGACGAGGACGAGCCGGCCGTCGCCGGGATCGGTGCGAACGCTGCAGGTGATGAACAGGGACTTGCGGGACATGGGGACTCCGGGGTGTGACGGGTGGAGCTGCGAAGCTACTGGAAGAGCAGGTACGGATTCAACTTCGTCCCGATCTTCGCGGCGAAGCTGCGGCCAGCCTTCGTGTCGTGCGAGTGCTCGACCGGACGGGCCTTGACGGCGTTGAAGGCGTGCGTCACGAGGGCGATCGCCGTGCCCAACCGGCGGTACACCTGCTTCGTGTAGACGAAGTGCAGCGTCCCGCCCTCGACGCAGACCCAGCTGACGACCTCGTCGGGCACCTCGGTCGCGAAGGCGACGTACGTGCGCCCGCGCGCGAGGCAGCGCTCGATGATGCCGTCCTGGCCGGCGCGGTAGGTCGGGAAGGCGACCTGCGGCGCGAAGCCTCCGCGGCGGAAGCTTTCGAACCAGGACGCGCGGACGAACTTGAGGTCGTCCTCGGTCGCCGGGCGGATGGAGAGGGCGGGGCGCTCGCTCATTTGGGCACCGTGAATTCCTTCACCAGCTCGACGAACATCAGGATATACATCGGGATGAAGACCACCCACCACGACGCATCGAAGTGGCCGGCGAGTTTCGCGACCACGAACACGAGGGTGAGGATCTGCGCGAATCCGAGCTTCATCGAATCACCTTTCCCGACGGGTCGAGGATGCCCGCGGGCTTCTGCGGCGTGTAGATGTCCGCGGCGGGCTTCTCCGGCTTCTTCTCCGGGCGCGGGACGGGGTTGGGGTGCGTCTTCTCGAATTCGACGACGAAGGCGTCGAAGGCCTCGAGCTGTTCGTCGGTGAACTTATCGCCGTCGATCTTCATGTCCGGGTTCGCGGCCTTGAACCCTTCGATGCACGCGGCGACGTGCGCCATCTCGGCCTCGCGCATCGCGTTCTTGGCCATGTGGTACTCGCCCGCGCTCCGCAGCGCCTCGAGCCACGACTTGCCGTCGCCGATCGGCATGTCCGACGCCATGTCGATCACGAAGCACTTGTGCTTGCCGCGGTGGAGCTTCACGTTGCCGAAGAGCCGGCGGGCGGTCTGCTGGGCCTGGAGAAACGTCATCGGTGCCTCCACATCGCGTGAGCCGCTGCGGCGTTGACCCCGACCAGCTCGAGGGCGCGCTTGAAGACGTTCAGCTCGTGCTGCTGCTGGGCGATCTTGTCGAGCTGGTCCATGCTCTGCTTCCGCAGGGCGACGATGCGTTTCTCCTGCGTGGCGAGGACCTTCATCCAGTCCGCGGCCGTGAGCGTCGTCGGGTCGATGCGGGGCTCGACGTGCTCGATGCCCTGCGCGGCGACCGTCTCGGCCTCGAGCGCCTGCCGGGCTTTCATCGCCTTGCTCTGCGCGCTCCACCGCGAGAACGACCGCAGGTAGAGCCAGGAGACGATCCGGTGGAACCAGTTCATCGCGCGACGCTCCGCTTGCACAGCTCAGCGATGCGCTGGCGGGTTTCCTTGCGGCGGGCGAAGTACGCCGCGGGGGTGTGGAGGTGCGGGCTCTCCAGGTCGGGGCGCGAGGTGTTGTCCCGCTCGCGCTTCAGGGCGCGAAGAACGCGCCGCTGGCGCTTGTCGAGGAGGGACTTCGGGATCGGGACCGGGTTCGAGGCCGCGATGTCTTCGAACATCTTCTTCATCGCTTCGTCCATGCACTGCTCCTTGGATGGTGAGGCAGAAAGGCTACGCGAAGGATTCTCGCGGACGCAAGCTTTAAGTTTCTTCGAAGGCGTTGCGCACGTTCCACGCCTCGACCTGGACAGTCTGGCTCACCAGCTGCGCGTCTTCGATGGGCTTGCCGCTGCGGCGCGCGAGCGCTTCGGCAGCACGGCGGGCGAGCGTCTCGTCGTCGAGGGCCTGGACGGCGGCAAGCGCGCCGGCCTCGCGCTCGGCTTTCATCTGCTCGGTCTGCGTGACGGCCTTGCCGTGCAGCATCTCGTCGAGGTGGATGGCGGCGCGCACTTGAACCTCCGGCGTCGGCACGATGACGGCTTCTTTCCCGTCGAGGAGCTTCACCGTGCGCGCGTTTCCTCGAGCGATGTCGAGGAGGATGCTGTGGATCTCGTGCCCGTTCTGCGTCTCGTCGCGCAGGAGCGAGCGCCAGTTCTGGTTTTTCCGCGGGACGATCTGCTTCACGCCGGGCAAGAGCAGGCGCGCGGGGTCGGGAGTCGGGGGCATACGGCGAGTTTTACCTCAACGGCGAGTTTTTGCTAGGGACGAACCTCGATCCCCAGAATTCGGTCCTCTGGTAATTGGTATAGTACACGATCACCACCCCCCAGGGGGCCTGCAGTCGATCGATGTTCAGCTAACCCTTTGATTTCACTTGTGTCTTACTCGAGGACACGCGGCCGAACGGCGAGTTTTGGCTCGTAACCTAGGGTAATTACTCACGCTTTTTACATAAACGGTTTATGTACCCAGGTACCAAGGCACAGTGCCCGAAGGGCCCGATCCCAGCTCCCATCACGCTCCCAGTAACGCGCCGTTACTAGGATCAACCTAACCTGTTGATCTCCCCATCCAATCCTCTATTGATCCCTTTGATCCCTTCTAGAATAGATAGATCGTACATAAGAGAGATGGTTGATCGTATATCCTACATTGTGGTACATGGATCAGCAGGTCCCCCTATATATGTTGCCGACTTGCCAGGATCACTGGGATCATTGACCTTACCTCATGATCTCACTCACGAAAATGATGGGATCGGCCTCAGGATCGCCATGGGTGCTAGGATCACCAAAACGCGACATCTATGTCATAGCTTGGCTAAGCGCTTGATCCATGGTTCGCGATTATTTTATTCGGGCGTCGTTTTCAGGCAACGAATATAAATAATCGAGGATAATCAGTGTGCAGCTAAACCCCTGGAGACACTCAAATGGATCACCTCTTTACACTTCGCCTCAAGATCTTCCGCTCGCTCTTCCACGTCGTGAAGCGCGCCTGGGCGCTGGAATACGGCGATGCGATCAGCATGGAGCGCAGCGCGCGGTCAGCCGCACGGGCCGCGTCACCCGCATGACGGCCACGCCCGAACCTCTGGAGTCGGCGCGCGTCATCCTCTCGAAGCAGGGCCCCAGCAAGGCGCGCGGTAGCCGCTTCGAGCTGCAGCGCGTGCCGGCGTCGCTGATCGTCGTCAAGGCCTGGGAGAAGCTCGGCGCCTACAGCGACACGGGCCATCGAGGCATCGATCTCGAAGTACGGCACGGCGGTAAGGTGATCTTCCCGCGCGGCGCGCTCTACTGCGGTGTGCCGGCGGGGACGTCAATCGAGGGCGTTGACGCGCGCGAGCTTGCCTTGAGCACGGTGGGAATGCGGCCCGGAGACACAGACGAAGAGTATTTCGCTTCCTACACGCCCGAACAGCGCGCCTGGGCGCTGGAATACGGCGATGCGATCAGCATGGAGCGCAGCGCGCGTTACTGCAACCCCGAAACGGGTGAGGTGTGGTCATGAACGTCAAACAGCGCACCGTGAAGCTTCCCGCGTTCCTGGCAAGCGCGCTGATCAACGGCGACACTTCGGGCCTGGAAGGGTGTGACATGCCGGCCTACTACGCCGCGCTAAAACTCGCCGAAGGCGGCAGCTACGTCGACGTCGGGGAAGCAAGCTTTTCGTGGGGCACGTACGATTTGCTGGCAAGCGCGGGCGGTAACCTGGGCGGAGATTACGCGGACTACACGATCAATTATTATTCGGAGGGCTAGCAACAATTAATTCGCCGTTCGGATAACTCCAGTATGCTCGCGCTCATCCTGATCGGCTCTGTCGCTCTGATTCTCGCCGCTATCTACGGCACGGAATTGCTTGCGGACCTTGCGGAGCGCAGCTAAACTCGCCGCACCCTACCCTGGAGAGGTCATGAACGAATTGCGCAAGGCGTTTCAGTTTTTCTTTAAGCACGCGGGCTATTGCGTGGGGTATCGGGCGATCGGCGCGCTTATCCTGGCGCGGGCCGAGCTTGAGGCCTACAGCAGCGAACCGGCATACGGAAGCCTTACGGCGAGCTGGCACGGCGACG